GACTAGATCTTCATATCCCTTTGTTTTAATGGATTCGTCTACTGGACGTGTTCCATGTCTCATAATCATGTTGTAGATTCTGGCAGGAGAGAGATTTGCGATCTCTGGTTTCTTCTCGACTTCTTTCATGTAGTCAAGCAAAGACCCCGACCATTTGACAGGAGGAGCGTCTTTTTGTTGCTCCAGAATAATGTCTCTAAAATCTTTGTTGTCACCATTTAATGTTTCCATAATTAGTTCCTTTCATCTGTTTTTTGTGGTATCTGTTTTACTACTTTACCTTCAATCTTTTTAGGTTTTTCTCTATTTTCCATAAGCTTCAAAAGATCTTCTCTACTGCTTACTATGATATTTTGTTGATTGGTTATGTGTCCTCCTCTGATTCCAGCTTTTTCTTTAAGGATGACTTCTCTTTCTTTTAGATCATTTAATTCTTTTCGGACTTCCAAATAACCAGAGTAATTTTCTTTGGTGATTATCTCCTTGCTAGCGGCAGTTATACCATTTATAATGTTACCAGCTACCTCAACCATTCGTGCTGTAAAATTTCCATTGCCGATTTCCTCATTGATTCTGTCTAATATAAGGTTAGCTTTTTTGATATTGGCTTTTAAGATGTCTACAGGATCATCATAATTGACTTCTATCTCTTCCATCTCATTTTCTTTTACTTCTCTTCCTTCTGGCAAATCATTATAATTCAATCCGAATACCTCATCCAACATATTCAGATCCAGTTCTTGTTCTTTCTTTTCTTTTTCCATAGAAACAAACCTCCAGCTTTTATAGATATTTATCACAGTAACAAGAAAATGTCAAGGAAAAAATTTAATGTTTACAATTTGGTGAATTCTGTTATAATGGTCATATCAGAAATACGGAGGTTTGTCAATATGAAAAAAGATGTTATTAATCACTACACGGTAGATGCAGAAAATCCTGAATCATGGGATGAGTACTTTTATAGAATTGCTGTAACGGTAGCAAGTAACTCTAAATGCCTATCACGTAAGATAGGAGCAGTAATAGCTAGCGGTCATACAATCATCTCAACTGGCTACAATGGCCCATCCAGAGATGTTAGAAGGTGTGATGGACGCTGGTTAGTAGATCCAGAAATACGTAAGGAATACAATAGAAGAGTAACGGAAAGAGGTAGAAGCGATAAGGTTATCACTACTCTAACTCTATCTTCTCCAAGATACAGGGAAGAATTCTATGGTAAATGTCCACGCTACGTTAAGGAAATGGGATGTAAATCTGGTCAATGTCTGGAGTGGTGTGTGGCTGGTCATGCCGAAAGGAACGCTATTGTCAATGCCGCAAGAAAAGGTATGCCACCGCTGGAGGGATGCTCTATCTATATGACATGCGGAGTGCCTTGTACTCCTTGTCTAATCGAAATCAAAAATGCTGGCATTACAGAAATCGTTTGTACCGATATTGCTTTTTATGATTTTGATAGATCCTGTAAATATCAGCTTGAGGAGAGTGGTTTAGCTATTAGAAAATTTGACTTCATTGAGGATTAAAATATGGGAAGAAAATTATCAGATCTAGAATCAAATGATAGAAGAAACATAGAAGAGGAATTAGAAGCAAAGTCATCCAGCTTGGGAATGGATTCTTATGAAGCTTATATAGATTCCCATGATCAGCAATTTCTTAAAGATGCTGTAGGGATATGTCATAACTGCAAAGAACTACATTACTGTAGGTCTGAATTCGCTGGACATGATAAGGTATTTGCTAAGTGTGCTCTTTTTGAATTAAGACTGTCTGGACAAAACAGAATAACGGAGTGTAATTGTCATAGTCCACGAAAGATTTTATCTCTTAATGAAATGTATGCTATGGCTACTTTGATAGATCCAGACGATAAAGATGTAGTAAAAGGATTTGTTAGTACAGATCCAAGATTATTGAAAAATAAATGACTCAATAACTGAGTCAATTAACTCCACATTTGACTCAAAAGTGGAGACAATGGAAAGGAGGGATTCCCTAGAGAATCCCTCTTTTTTTAGGCGAATTCAATTCCTGTTACAGAAAATGATGATTGTCCTGATCCTGTATCTAACTCTAAATGAGCTATATCATTAGCACCAAAGCTAATAGGTAATATTGTTGGTGAAGTAAAACCACCACCAGTATTTCCTGCAATTATAGCATTTGTTGAATCCTTTAAAACAATTGCTCTCAATGTTGCATTTCCAGTCCATGTTATTTTCATGTAAGAAGGTCTATATGAATTTGTCCATACACCTACATCCTGTAAATAGCACCAATACCATCCAGCAGCGGCATACAAACAACTATCCCACGCACCAGCACTAGCGTTCCAAGTTGTAGTACATGGCCCTCCAACATCATTTGCCCAATAAGTATTACTTGTCCTATCAGTAAATGAAATTGCAGATGAAGAGCTTGAGCTAGAACTTGTAGAAAGAGAACTGCTTGAGCTTGAGCTAGAACTTGAACTGCTTGACGATGAAGAGGAACTGCTTGAGGTTGAAAGAGAACTGCTTGAGCTTGAACTTGAGCTACTAGAACTTAAACTTGAGCTTGAACTGCTTGAACTAGAGGAACTTGAAAGAGAACTTGAGCTTGAACTTGAGCTTGAACTTAGAGAGCTACTAGAACTGGAACTTAAACTTGAACTAGAAATTGAAGATGGCTCATTTTCAAAGAAGTCATAAATTTTTACATATCCTATCCCACCTTGACCTTTTATAACTCCATCTTCTGGAAAATATATCTCTGTGTATCCAGGGCAGTTAGGAGGGAAAGGCCCACCAGCCGAAACTGGTTGAGCTTCTTGTGTTGTATTCTTTGCTGGATTACTAGGCAAAGGATAAGGCCCACCAGTTTTATGTCTAGGTATTCTCTGCCAATATGTTATCCTTTGAATATCGGGATTGTTTTGTTGCCAAGCATCTTCGGTAAATAGAAAATAAGTACCTATTGATAATGCTAATGCTTGTATTCGTGTATCAACTACAGGTAGGGAATTAAAGATTAGTTTCTGCATTTTTGTTCTCCTTTAAATATTCTTCTTCTATGTATATTTATAAAAAAAAGAAGTAAAATAAAAAAAGGAAAGGGATCTCCTAGTTAAAGGAAATCCCTTTTTTGTTCAGCAGTAAGATTACTACATTATTGTGGGATATTGGTTAGTCGAATCAACTGGTAGTATTCTCTAGCTCCAAACAGATGATTGTGAATCGCATAACGACTCATTAGACCAACTGTAGGATGGAAGCTATTTTCAAATACTGCTCTGCTTGCTAACAACTGAATGTACGGCAAGTAGATGACTCCAGTATCATACTCGCTTGGGCCTTTGTAACCCACGATGAACTGATCCCTGCTCTCAAAGGTATCTCTGTAAACAACCAGTCTACCGTCAAGAGAACCAATTCTTGAAACTCCTGTAGGCTGAGTAGTAACGTCACCTGGAACTGGAGCAATAGCAAAAGCGGCTAGTGTTTCCAGAATGGCAACTCCTCTTGGATTACCCACGATCCAATTAGCAGATCCTCTACGAGTATTAATTGCAATATCCTGAGTTCTACGAATGATGTGGTGATAGAGTTCTCTGTATCTCTCCATCTCCCAACGTCCTTTAACGCCTTGAGCACTCGCTAGGAAATCCCATGTAGTATCGTAACCAGCAACGCCACGTACTGTAGCGTCAATAGCCTCAATAAGTTCACGGTCAATCTCTTGCGTGATTTCGTAAGCAAGGATGTCCATCATCTCTTCCTCAAGATCAAGACCATGCATAGCCTTTAGGTCTTGAGCAATTTCCAAAGACCATCGGCTTCTAAGCTTTCTAGTCTTTGCTTCGACCTGAGTTTTTTCAACGGTTAAGTTGACTTCTCTGATATGAGTACCAGCACCAACACCAAGACCGATATCATTTCCTACACCAGAACCAGCTTTAGAACCTAAAGCTTCACCAGCGGAAGTAATGTATGATCCTGAGTAAGTTGAATCAATGGTGTTATATCCCAGTTCTGTCACGTTAGCAACATAACTACCAGCGGTTGTTCCTGCTCTAAAACGCAGAGCAAACGCAAGACCGACAGGGCCAGTCAGCGGTTGAACTCCGACTAGTTGATGGGCGACTAGTTCAGGAAAGGTTCTCCTAACCATTGGAACAGCGATTTTGTGAAACATACCACTAGTAGGATATGTAGTACCACTAATACCTCTACCATCTCCTGCTCCTAATGAGTCATTCGGCCCACTCCATGTAACGCCTTCCATCAGGTGATTATGCTGGTTTTCAAGCATGATAGCAGTAGCTTTCTTTACTCTTTCAGATTTAATCTCCTTCCCCTCTGAGAGAACTGCATCCCATTTCTTAACCAGATCTTTAATATTCATAAGTCATTTCCTCCTGTTCTATTTTTAAACCTTACTCTCTCTGAGAGTTTTCACATAACCATCGAGATGTTGTTTAAAAGGACTGTTATCTTCCTCATCTAGCTTTGGAGGATCTTCCTCTCCATCCACTTTTCCTTTTCCATCTTCATCCTCTTTCATCTCTTTTCCGTTTCCGTTTCCGTTTTTCTTTTTCTTCTTTTTGCCATTACCGTTTTCATCCTCATCCTCATCCTCATCTTCGTCATCATCTCCGTTTCCGTTTCCGTTTCCGTTTTTTCCATTGTAGGCTTCAACGATAATGTCAAATTTGCGGTCAATCTCTTCTCTATCGGTAACACCATCAAGCATCTCTAGGACGTGTTCTTTCTGTCCTTCTGTTAAGCCTTTGGTCTTACGATGTAGATAGACTTCTGCCGCCAATTCGGTTGCATCCTGTTTTGTTTGTAGCTTTTCAGAAATTGATTCGTTTAGCTCATCTCTGAGTTTAACAATCTCTTCTCTGGCTTCTTTCAGAAGAGCTTTGACTTCCTCATCCAGTAAACCTTCGTCAACGCCTAGACGGACTTTAAACTGCTCAATCAGATCAGCGTAAAGCTCACCCTTTCTGGCATACTCAAGAACCTTTTCAGGAATCTTAACTTCTTGCTCAAGGATCTCATCGACAAAATTAGAGAACTTACCAGTAATGTCTTCTTTGTAAGTCTCAAACTTTTCCTCATAGGCTTCGATCAGTTTTGTCTTCTCATCCTCAAGCTTTGACTCCATAAGCTCTTGGGCTTTGACTTCGATAAGAGTTTGTAGCTTCTCTTTGATGACTTCCTGTTCACTTTCTTCCAATTTCTGAACACCTAGTAATTCAAGAAGTTTTTCCATAAGCTATATTACCTCCTATACTATTTCTATATATATTTATATATGTTTTATATATGGTTTAAATTTGACGTGATTGCAGGATATTTCTTAAATTAGGAAGGTGTTTATTTTAATCCTTTGAGTATGTTTATGGCTTGCTGAAATACTTTTGCGGCTTCTTTCTTTACTTTCATGTGAGCATCTTCTAATTTCTCTAGTGCATTTTTATCCATTAGAAGTTTATGTAACTCTTCTCCTCTGTCTACCGCTTGAGCGGCACTTGCTTCGTCTAAGTGTTCTTTGAATCTCATTTTCTGTTTACCATTCTATCATGTTGTGTAAGTAAAGTATCTAACTTTGTAACAGCATCTACTATTTCATCTCTATGTAGCTTATATGTTACTGATCCTGTTTTTTCAGTCCTGTTGGAAATCATAGTATCCAATGACTTTCTGTAGACATTATGGAACTTGCTATATGCTTGATTCATATCTTTTACTGCTTTACTATATTTCGCATCTGGATTTTCCTTTTCATTTAACTCTTCGCTTTCTTTTTTGCCACCTTTTTTGGCTTCATTTAAATAGCTTTCTCCTATACCAGCGGCTCCTTTACCTTTCTTCCATCCTGTTTTAGATCTTAAAGCGAAAAGAAGTTCTCCCATTTTCTCTTTATTACCAGCTTTACCTTTGAGAGCTTCGATTTCTTTCTTTATCTGAGCAACGGTTTTATCAGCGTGTTCTCCTGTACTTTTGATATCAACGTCTTTAGCCCATTTCTCATCTATTAAATCATTTATCTCTTCAATGGCATCCAAACTTGAAAGATACTTGTCTATGGTTTTTTCTTCTGCTCTTTCATTGAGCATGTTTTCATAAGCTCTTTGTATTCTTTCTTTTTCGTTCATGTCTTCTCCTTATAGACTCAAGTACATTCCTGTATTTCTTTCAATGGTATCATGTAGCTGGTCTACGTAGATTCCTTCTGCTTTATATTTTACTTTATAGTCAGTACCTCTGATTGCACCAAACTCAACATCGTACAGATCCATAGGAGTCAAAGTGATTTTTATATAGTTAATTCCTTTTGAGTTTCTTCCTATTCTAAAAGATAAAGAATTTTTATCACCTACAAGATTCTTTGCTCCCATCATAACTAAGGCTTTACGTCCTAACTGGTCTTTGATGGTATTGGCAACTCTCATACTGGCTTCTAATTGTAAGTTTAAAAAGTTTTGAAATTTCATTATGTCTCCTCTACTGATTCATTCTTTCTGGTTTTTCAGATTCTTCTTTTAGATATTTTTTTATCTTCATTGTTATAGCTCCGTTACCTCTATAGTTCTCCCTTTGAAATCAACTATAGCGTCTTTGTATTTTTTCTTTATGAAATCTGTCACGGCATCTATCTTGTCAAAGTTATCAAAGTCCTCCTCATCTACAAAGTCAGAAAGGTGAAAGACTACTTTCTTTTTCATCTCCACCTTTTTGACTTTAACTGGGAAGACTTTAGATATGGCTTGAGATACCTGTCTCTCGACAGACTCACTCAAGATAGAATTCACGTATGCTTCCTGAATCTTCTCTTTTTCAAACATGAGGACTTTCCTTATCTTTTTCTCAAAGATTTATAGTCATCTGTATTTTTCATCATTTTTAAACTTAGTGCAATGGAGTCTATATGATGCCAACATATAGTAGGTTTATTTTTATACATTTCCATAGCTTCATATGCAGTATGATAAATATTATATAGATGACCTATAACATCTGGTTGATGTCCTAAATCTCCTTTATTCGGAAATTTCGGTTCTGGTAATCTAACTCTCTCATTTAACTTATTCTCACTTAACTCACCAATAAATCTTAAAAGTTGATTGTAGTGAGCTTTCTGAGCTTTTCTAACATCTTCCTCTGTAGGATCTTTTTTCAGATCCGTTCCAGGGATAGTAAAGTCTTGACCTTCATAGATTCCGTTAACCCATGATGGCTTATTACTAGGATCAGTTACCAGATCCCAAGTAATCAGATGAAAGTCTTCGTTCACGTATCCGTCATCTCCTACAGTACCAAGTCCTCTTGAAGATATTCCCATAGCTCCTTCTTTGATAAGAGTCTTAGCAATCTGACCCATTGGAGTATCAAGAATTTTAGCCTTTCCGTATAAGTTATTCCCCTTCCATTCCAGCTTGACAGTCCTTAAAGCAATCTTATCGGGATTGACTTCTGGATTCGGAGGATGTCCTAACTCTCCCCAAAGGCATTTCTTCTCAATCTTCTCTTGAACTTTGCCTACTTCTCTTTCAAGAATCTCTTTGCGATATCTCCGTTTGTTGTTATTCTTGAGTTCGGCAGAAGAGAAAATACCCACAGCAAACATGTCTTTGCCGTGATTCTCTTCTGTAATCTCAAAGTCTTGGCTGTATTCAGTAATTAGTTTTGCCATTTTCATTACTCTTCTCCTTCTTCTCCATCTCCTTCACCCTCTGGCTCTGGAGTGGGTTCTATATCATTTTTCAAATCGCATTTGTCTTTAACGTGTGTGCTAACAGCACCCTTAATTTCCTGACTTAGAATTTCTTTTGCATCAACAAATTCGTCATTTTCAAAATGATCTAATGCTTTTCTTACTTTATTTTTATCCATTTTCACATCCTCCTTGTAGTTATACTTCTATATTTACTTATATTTTTTTTTCTCCTTACCATCCTTTTCCTCCACCTTCTTCTTCTGATAGACCAAGCTCAACGTCTTTCTTCTTACCATCAACATTATCCTGAATTTCTTCTTCACTCCATTTCAGGTATCTTTTCATTAAGTAGTACTTTGACATTTCTGGTCTATCAGCCAATTGACTGTAATTGGCAAATCTGGAGTCATTAAACATTTGCTCCATTTGCTCATCATATCTGGAGGGAGGATTCATTTTTATTTCAAGTTTCTTGTTTGTCAATTCATATTGGGCTTTTAAACCTTTGAATTCCAAATGAAGTAAAAACATATCCAAGAAATCTTTACAGAGTTTCTTTTGTTGTCGCTCTAAAAACTTAGCCCATTTGATCTCATCTCTGGATATCTCTGAAACCCCACCTTGACCAAAAAGAATATCTCCTTCTCTGTTTTCCTGAGTAGCCGATACTCTGCTACCTGGATATTTCAATGATCTGTAAAGTTTTTTCTGGAAGTAATAAATATCATCCAGTTCCGAAAACATTGAAGTGTTACCTCCAATCGTATCAATACTGGAACCTCTTCCTTCTGCTGATTGAGGTAAGTAAAAGTTTTCAAGGATAGCTAAGATCTCTGGTTCATGTGTAAGCGTACCAGTCTTAGGATCATAGCTTTGTTTCTTCTGCATTTTATTTTTGATCTTCTCGACATACTTTAGAGCTTTATCTCTAGGCATGTTTCCTGTATCAATTGTGAATACATACCTTTCAGGAGCACGTACCACTCTTGCGATAATAACAGAAGTCTCCAAAAGCTTTAACTGGTTGTAAGGCACTCTGGCTTTTTCTAGATATCCTCTTATTTCATATCTTGTCTTACCGTAAATACCATAGTCAATAAATCCAATCTGGTTAGGATCAAAAAATATTAGATCTTTTCCATCTCTCTTTCGTGCTTCGTCTATGGTAGCTGGTTTCTTTGTTCTAGGTCTGGTATATTGCACGAATCCGATTATCTTACCAGATATAGGATCATAGAAGTAATCCATTGTTTCAGTAGGCAACTTTTTAATATTGACGAAACCTTCTTTTGGATGCTGAGTGTTTATGATTCTTTCATAATACACTCTTCCATCAATATAGTAAGTCCAGAGAAGATCCCAAATTTTGTCTTTCATGCATAGTTTTTCTCTAAACAGATCATGGAATTCGGCTTTTAGATTCTTAACGATGTTATCATTTTTCTGTAAAGCCTTATCCTTAATGACTAGATGGAACACTTCTCCAATGTCATCTTCCTGAGTGGATTCATTTACAGCATCTTCAATGACATCCGAAACCTCTCCAGTCATTGCCATTGATCTGTATTCCTCAATTCTCTGGAGTTCGTTTTCAAATACTCTATTGATATAGGTACTGTAGAAAACATTGAAGCTCTGCATTTGGGTTGCCCCGTAGCCAGGAATCTCTGCTACGGTTTCCCATCCTTCACCTTTGGTAGCTAAAATCTTTTTCAAGTTTGTCTTATACTTACCTTTGCCTTGAAAAGCTTTTATCTCTTCCTGTAGAGGTTGTGGGTTTTCTGTATCTTTTTTTAATAAAGCCATAATTTACTCCTCATTTACATTTTTTTAGGATACATCTTCTTTTGGCTCCTCTAAATCTTCTTTATCTACTACTTGTCCTACGTTACGGTTTATAGGCATTATGCCTATGCCTGAATTGACATTACCGTTAGCGTCTACTTGTGAGTTAACACTTAAAATGCAATCGTACTTATGTAAAACTGCTAAAAGTTCCGTAGCACAATTTGACATTCTTTCCTGATTTTCTTTCTTTTGTTTTTCCATTTCTTTTTCAGTCATAACAAATTACCTCCTTATTTTACTACATATATTTATATTTTTTAAGCGACACATCCAACATCATTGTCTTGAATTATGCAATAAGTTTCAACATAACTCCAATTTCCTGCTTGATCGAAAACTCTAATTCTCATAAGTACTGTTCCAACATCGTCACAGTCAAATTCATAAATAGCTTGTCTAGGAT